CGACATCTTCCGCAATGCGCACGGCTTCTGAGCGGGGCGGACAGCGCGGTGGGGGCGGGGCGCCATGCCGCGGCTGACCGCCCGCCAGGCCCGCTTCGTCGAGGAATACCTGGTCGACCTGAACGCCACCCAGGCGGCGATCCGGGCGGGGTATAGCGCGCGGCGTGCGTCTGAAATCGGCTATACGCTGCTACAGAAAAGTACAGTTCAATCAGCCATCGAGGCCGCCCAGCGCGAACGCTCGGCCCGCACCGGCATCACCGCCGACCGGGTGGTGCGGGAGATCGCCAAGCTGGCCCTGTCCAACCTGGCCGACGTCATGACCTGGGATGAGAGCGGCGCCACCCTGATCCCCTCCGCCCAGCTCAGCCCCGACGCCGCGGCGGCGATTGCCGAGATCAGCGACACCCGCACCGAGCGGGGTGGCACGCTCAAGGTCAAGCTGCACAACAAGGTCGCCGCCCTGGAGCAACTGGCCAAGCATGTCGGCCTCTACGGCGGCAAGCAGGATGGCGAGACCATTCACGTGGTCTGGAACGAGTGATCAGCGTCACCCCCGCCAAGCTCCACCCTGGCCAGCAGGCGATCATGGCCGACCCCGCGCGCTTTAAGGTCATGTCCTGCGGCCGGCGCTTCGGCAAGACCCTGCTGGCGGCCAATTGGCTGGGCCTGTTGCCGGGGAGTGCGATCAGCGGCCAGCCGGTGGCCTTCTTCAGCCCCACCTACAAGCTGCTGCTGGACGTCTGGGCCAGTCTGGAGCGTACCCTCAAGCCGGTCACGCGCAAGGCCAACAAGACCGAGATGCGTATCGAGCTCACCACCGGCGGCAAGGTCGACTTCTGGACCCTGGAGGACCCCGACGCCGGGCGCGGGCGCAAGTATGCCCGCCTGGTGGTGGACGAGGCCGCCCATGCCCGCAACCTCCAGATCGCCTGGGAGCGGGCCATTGCCCCGACCCTGACCGACTACGCCGGGGAGGCGTGGTTCATCTCCACCCCCAACGGCCTCAACTACTTCCACACCCTGTTTCAGCGGGGCCAGGACCCCGCCTGGCCCGAGTGGTCGGCCCATCACCTGCCCAGCACCGTCAACCCCCACCTGCCGCCCGCGGAGATCGACCGCGCCAAGGCCGACCTGCCGGCCCTGGTCTTTGCCCAGGAATACCTGGCCGAGTTCGTCACCTTCGGCGCCGGGCTGGTCAAGCCCGAGTACCTCCAGGACGGCCCCTGTGCCGCCGACCTGCCGGTGGTCCTGGGGGTGGACCTGGCCATCAGCGAGCGCGAGGGCGCGGACTGGACCGCTATCGTCGCCCTGAGCCGCGACCCGGCCTCGGGGCGCATCTACCTCCGCGAGGTGGAGCGCCACCGCGCCGGCTTCCGCGAGGTCCTGGCGCGCATCGAGGCCGCGGCCCAACGCTGGCAGCCGGCCCTGATCGCGATTGAACAGACCCAGTACCAGGCGGCGGTGGTGCAGGAGCTGGCCCGGTCCACCAAGTGGGCGGTGCGCGGCGTCAAGCCCGACCGCGACAAGGTGACACGCTTCGCGCCCCTGCTGACCCGCTACGAGCAGCGCCTGGTATGGCACGACCCGGCCCGCGTGCCGGCCTGGTTCCGCGAGGAGCTGCTGGCCTTCCCCGAGGGCGTGCACGACGACGCGGTGGATGCCGCCGCCTATGCCTTCGCCGCCGCCGCCCAGGCCGGCCCCATCGAGTTCACCCCCCTGCCGGGTACCGCCCCCGGCTGGCGTCGCCGGCCGGAGGATGATCTCAGCCACTACGACCGCGCCCCGGGCGCCTGGTGACGCCATGAACCTGCCCTCCTGGCTCGACAGCCTGCGCACCGCCCTGACCCGCCCCGGCCAGGCCCTGGCCTTGCGCGAGACCCAGACCGCGGTCCGCCCCGGTGAGGGTGGGGAGCGCGCCATGGTCGGGTCCCTGCACCGCGAGTTTGCCGAGCACCCCAGCCGCGGCCTGACCCCCGCCGGGCTCTATGCCATCCTCCAGGCCGCGGAGCAGGGCGACCTGTCCCGCCAGCATGCCCTGTTCCAGGACATGGAGGAGAAGGACGCCCAGATCGCCAGCGACCTCGGCAAGCGCAAGCTGGCCGCCGCCGCCCTGGAGTGGCAGATCGTGCCCCCCGACGGCGCCAACCGCCTCGAGAAGAAGGCTGCCGCCCAGGCCAGTGAGGTGTTCCGGTCGCTGGAGGTGGAGGACCTGATCCTGGATCTGGCCGACGGCATCGGCCACGGCTGGGTGCAACTGGAGATCCCCTGGGACCGCGACGGCGCCACGCGCATCGTCCAACAGCCGCGCTGGGTCGATCCCACCTGGTTTCAGACCCGCCCCGAGTTCCGCGACGAGCTGCGCCTGCGCAATGGCACCCTCGACGGCGAGGAGCTATGGCCTTTGGGCTGGCTCAGCCATCGTCACAAGGCCAAGAGCGGCTACCTGGCCCGCCTGGGCCTGCACCGCTGCCTGGTATGGCCCTATCTGTTCCAGAATCACGCCCTGGGCGACCTGGCCGAGCTGCTGGAGATTCTCGGCATCCCCGCCCGGCTGGGCACCTACCCCCGCGGCGCCACGGCGGAGGAGAAGGCCACCCTGCTCACCGCCGTCGCCAGCCTGGGCCATCGCGCCGCCGGCATCATCCCCGAGGGCATGGCCATCGAGTACCTGGAGGCGGCCAAGACCGAGGGCAGCAACTACCAGACCATGCTCGACTGGTGCGAGCGCGCCAAGTCCAAGGCCATCCTCGGTGGCACGCTGACCACCGGCACCGACCGCGGCTCCGGGGCCTACAGCCTGGGCCAGGTCCATGAACGCGGCCTCAACGAGCTGGTGGCCAGTGATGCCCGCCAGTATGCCGCCACCATTCGCCGTGACCTGTTGTGGCCCCTGGCGGCCCTCAACTTCGGCATTGCCAGTCCGCAGCGCGCCCCGCGCTTCTACCTCGACACCAGCGAGACGGCGGACTACGAGGTCCTGGCCAAGACCCTGCCGGTGTTCGTCGACCTGGGCGCGCGCATCCCCGCCTGGTGGCTGCACGAGAAGACCGGCATCCCCGAGGCGGGAGACAGTGAGGCGGTCCTGGCCAAGGCCACGCCCGCGGCCATCGACCCCGTCACCGGCCAGCCGCTGGACGCGACCCAGGGCACGCCAGAAACGCCCCAGGGCGCCGCCGGCCCGGCGGGGGATGATAGGGACCCGGACGCGGACGCGGACGCCGCCACGGGCCTGCCAGCGCGTCCACGGGATGGCGCCGCCCTCGCCCTGCGCGCCGCCCTGCGCGTGACCGCCAAGCAGCGTGAGGCCGACTGGCCTTCCATTCAGACCGCGCGCCTGGGCCAGGCCGCCGCCGCCAGCATCGACCGCTGGGTGGCGGGCATCCGCGCCGAGCTGGACCGCGCCCTGGCCGCCGGCCAGGACCTGGAGACCTTCGCCCAACGCCTGCTGACCCTCTACCCCGACCTGCCCGATGGCGACCTGACCGCGCTCATGGCCGAGGCCCTGGCCGCCGCCGAGCTGGCCGGGCGCTATGAACTAGACGCCGCTATCGGCCTGCCGCCCGCTGCCCCGGAGATCCGCCCATGAGCACCACCAACCCCACCCTGGGTCCGCAGTGGACCCTGATCGCCCCCGCCGGCGACGAGTTCCTCCTGACCCTGCTCAACCGCGAACAGCCGCTGGAGGTCGCCGTCAGTGACACCCTGGCCACCCCGCAGGGCATCGAGGGCCATGTCCTCTCCAGTGGCGGCGACGGCGGCATGAATCGGGCCCTGATCGGCCCCGGCTACGTCTATGCCCGCCCGGTACAGCCGCGCGGCGGCACGGTCGCCGTCGCCCTCACCGCCTGGACGCCCACCTGAGCCATCGCTATGCGCCTGACCCGTCCCACCCGCCTGACCACGCGCGCCAGCCTCATCGGCCGGGCCCTGCTCGCCCGCCTCCCCTGGCCGGCATGGGGCACCTATCGCCTGCGCGCCGCGGATGGCGCCTGGCTCTATGACGCCGCCGGCCAGCGGCTGTATGTGCGAGGCTAACCATGCCCATCCTTGGCGCTGATCTACCTGTCATTTTTTACGACGAGGCCCAGTTTTCCCGTGCCGACCTGCTGGGGTCCGGGCTGGCGGTCTACTTTTCCGACTTTGGCCTCGCCGCCAGCCGCACGGCCGTCACCTCGGCGACCATGGCCGGGGACCGTACCCGCCACGCCCCCGGGGCGGGCAACCTGGCGATCACCGGCAGCCTGGGCCTTGAGCTATCGCCCACCAACGCCGCCTACTGGCTGCGCCACCTGCTGGGCGCCGTTCAGGTCGCCGGCGGCGATGGCGCCCCCTGGGTGGTAACCCATGCCCCCGGCGCCCTGCCCACTGGTCTGCGCCTGGAGCGCGACTGGCGGGCCGCCGGCATCGCCGACCGGGTGGAGGTCTTTGCCGGTTGCCGGGTGGCCGCCGCCACCCTGGACCTGCCCCAGGAAGGCGCCGTCACCCTGGCCCTTGACCTGGTGGGCCGCGACTATGCCCTGGAGGCCGCCCCCGCCGCCGCCGGCGCCCTCGACCTGGAGCATGTCGGCTGGTTTGCCAGCGACGCCAGCCTGAGCCTCGACGGCGTCCCCGCCACCCGCGTCAAGACCTTCAGCCTGACCGTCGACAACGGCCTGGACACTACCCGCTACACCCTGGGCACCGGCGGCCGGCGCGTCGACCTGCCCGAGGGCTTCTGTAGCGTCTCCGGTCAGTTCACCGCCCTGGTCGACACCGACCTGTTCGCCGCCTGCCTGGAGCCGGCGCTGGACCGCACCCCGGTCAGCCTCGCCCTGGACCTAGCCCATGGCGCCGGCGATGGCACGGCCGCCAACGAGCGCCTGGTCGTCACCCTCGACCCGGTCCTGCTGGAGCTGGCCAGCCCGGCCATTGCCAGTCCCAACGGCCTGGAGGTCACCGTCAGCTTCACCGCCTATCGCGCCACCGCCCCCGGCCTGGCTATCGCCCTGTCCACCCCGCTGACCCCGGGCGAGCGCCTGTATGAAGCGGGTGGCGACCCGCTGAGCGACAGCGACCTCAACCCCCTCTTTGCCCTGCCCGGCTAACCTGTCTTCTCCCTGGAGCCCGCGATGACCGACAAAATCCTTACCTTCACCGCCGCGCAGATCGACAACGGACTGGCCCTGGCCAACAGCGCCCTGCAACCCGGCCTCAACCATTACTTTGCCAAGGCCAACCCCGCCGCCGTGGCCTTCAGCGTCCTGACCGCCAGCACGGCCCAGACCAACCAGGCCCTGCAGGTCGAGGTCAACGGCCTGATCCGCCTCGTCGCCGCCAGCACCGCCATCGCCATGCCCGACCCCCTGGTGGCGGGTACCGACTACGCCATCTGGTGCGCCACCGACGCCACCCTGAGCGCCTCCGCCAACCACGTCACCCCGCCCAGCGCCAACGCCCGGCGCATCGGCGGCTTCCACTACGCCCCCGGCGGCAACGCTAGCGCCCAGGCGGGGGGCGACAGCACCCCGGCCATCAACCCCTACAGCTTCTGGGACCTGCACTGGCGCTTCGCCGGTCCGGACCCGCGCGGCATGGCCCTGGTGGCGGGCGGCTTCTGGGCCGACATCTATCTGCTCAACACCGACCCCGACCTCAACGGCACCAGCGCCCACGGCGTCACCATCGCCGATGGCTCCAGCCCACCCAAGATCCCCGCCGTCTTTGGTGGGTCAGGGGGCGCGACGTACGGCAGCCTGACCTGGTTTGAGGCCCAGGAGGTCCTGGCCGCCTATGGCAAGCGCGCCCCCACCCAGGCCGAGTTCATGGCCTTGGCCTATGGTGTCACCGAGGCCACCGCCCGCGGCAGTGACCCGGCCTCCACCGGCCTGGATGCCGCGCGCACCAGTCGCTGGGGCATCATGCAGGCCACGGGCAATCTGTGGGTCTGGGGGCGGGACCTGGGCGGGCCCTATGGCGCGGCCAGTTGGAACGCCAACACCGAAGGCCGAGGATCGACCTATAACGGACCTAACGCCGCGCTATTCGGCGCCCACTGGAACTACGGCGAGAACTCCGGCTCTCGCGCGTCGGTCTGGCTCTACGCGCCGTCGCTCTCGGACAGCGACGTCGGGGCGCGCGGCGTCGGTGACCACCTGCAACTTGTCTAGCCGGGCGCAAGCCCGGCTGAGGATCCGGACCGATGGAACCTATCGCGGAACTGGGGCGTAACTACCAACAGCTGGCGGTCGTGGAGAAATGGGACAAAGCCGTCCATTACCTCTACCCCATCGCCCAGTCCGTGCCGCGCAAGCATGGGGTGGCGCGGGACCTGTTCCTGCGCGCCCTGTTGGGTCAGGCCGAGCTGTTCTACCGCGCGGGCAAGTCCAATCAGGTATCGAAGATTTACGAAGCGGACGCGGGCCTGGCCCACGTGCGCTATTGGCTACGGTTTCTCAATGCGATCCACTGTCTGACCTGCCAACAACAAAGCCATGCCGAGGCCCTGGTGGCGGAAGCGGGCGGCATGGTCAACGCCTGGATCAAGAGAAAGGGGCAGACCGGGTGAAAACGCCGCGCTATTCGGCGCCAACTGGAACAACGGCGAGAACTCCGGCTCTCGCGCGTCGAACTGGAACAACGCGCCATCGAACTCGAACAACAACATCGGGGCGCGCGGCGTCGGTGACCAATCCTAATCCTAACCGCTCTGGCGTTGCCCATGCGCGCCAGGCCGACCCTCAAAAAGTGGTCAGCCGGTTTTGTCCTCCCGCGGGAAACACGCGACCCGGTCCGGCTCTACGCCTGGTAGTGCAATATCGAACGGCGCATCCGGCTTTCTTCACGGTGGCGGCATGAAGCGACTGCGCAACCTCATGCCGCTGATCACCAGCGAGACCAACCTGCAGGCCGCCTTACGGCAAACGACGCGCGGTAAGCGTCAGTCCCGGGGCTTTCTGGAATGGCGCGAGTATGGCCAGGCCAATCTGGCCCGCCTGCGCGAGGAATTGTGCGACGGCGGTTATGCCCCCAGCCCCTTCCACCACTTCACCGTCTTTGAGCCCAAGCCCAGACTGATCAGCGCCGTCGAATTTAAGGACCGCGTCGTCCATCACGCCCTGATGAACGTCATCGGCCCGCCCTTCGATCGCGCCCTCCTGCCTTATACCTTCGCCTGCCGCGTGGGCCTGGGTACCCATGCAGGGGCGCGGCACATCCAGGCCCTGCTGCGCAAGACCGGCGCCACCCACTACCTGCAAACCGACTTCCGGCAGTATTTCGCCAGCATCGCCCGCGCCATCCTGCATGAGCTGTTCGCCGCCAAGATCGCCTGCCATTGGGCCCTTGACTTGCTGGCGCGCATCGTCCCGGTCAGCGGCCACGGCCTGCCAATCGGCGCCCTGACCAGTCAGCACAGCGCCAACCTCTATGCCGGCGACCTGGACCGCTTTATCCATGACGAACTGCGCCCCCTGGGCTGGGCGCGCTACATGGACGATATCGTCCTGCTTGGCACCGACCCGGCCACCTTGCGCGAGCATCAGGCCCGCCTGGCCGCGCGCGCCTGGGAGACGCGGGAGCTGACCCTCAGCCGCTGGCGGGTCGCCCCGATCAGCGCCGGCATCGACTTCCTGGGCTACCGTTTTTGGCCCACCCACAAGCTGTTGCGCAAGCGCTCCGTGACCCGCGCCAAGCGCACGATCGCCCACTGCCTCGCCCATGGCGAGCCTCACCGCCTGGCCCGTTTCCTGCCGTCGTGGCTGGGACACGCTCGCTGGGCCGACGCCCATCATTTACTCACCTGGCTGGAGACCCGCCATGCCCTTGTCCTTACCGCCCGTTAACGACCGCGCCGACCTCGACGCCCTCGATCCCGCCGCCCGC